TTATCAATGCGCATCCTTTCATTGGGCGTACCTGAATTGGAAGTACCAAAAGAAAGATACGTGTTGCCGCCGCCGCCTGACTGAATATAAGCGTATCTATTATCTGAAAAATCAAAAGCGCTAGTTATAAAGGTTAGTTCGGATAATGGCGTGCCTGAACCATTCCTATTTTGAATAATGGTTCTAATGGTGCCGTCTTGATCCTGTCGAATATGCAGTTTTGAAGCCGGAGAAAGCTGCCCAATGCCGACGTTACCTGTAGAATTGATAACAAAAGCAGTGCTGTCAGGGTTAGTATCATCTTCAACCAACAACGCATTACCTGAACCAGTTTGCGTGATTCTCAAAGCATTAGTTGACGTGTTAACTGCTATAACTTGACTGTTAGTAACAGTTAAATCAGCAACCGTTGCGGAAACTCCCCACGAACCAATCCACCCACTCATGCTGTCACCTCGTAAATCACAGCGCCTGAACCGGAAGCCCGACTAATCCTAAGTGCCATCAGACGACCATTAAAAACGTCTGTAACCGCCGTTGAAGCCGCTACTGTACCACTCGGCCAGAACTGCCAGTTTGCGGTTCCTGCGTTCGCATAAGCTTGCGGCGTAGTGGAGAATTCCAGCGTTCCGGTAGTAGCTGACGGACATTTGATGGTGACAGTCAGGGGGTAAGCCATGTCGGAAGTGTCTAAAACCACCGCCGTTGCACTGCTAACGGTGCCGGACAGCGATGCAGATACATTATTAGAATCAATCGCTGGGGTTTGAACGGGTACAGTATATTGCTCTGGCATGGTTTATCTCAGGATAGAAATTTCAGTTTGTACAGCGCCGTTTGATACGTCGAAACGGCCTCATCAATCAGATTTTGTATAGCGGTTTGCGTCACAGGCACGTCGGTGTATCTGTTTTTTTCAATCCACTCTAAATGATTGCGAAAAATAGACTCAATCGAGGCTTTATTAGGGTTTTTCATGTACGGAATTGACAGCAATTTACCGTACTGACCTTGATACGCCTCTGCAATCGCATCGGCATTTTCAATAATGCCGGTATAAAACTCATTTAACGCCATGTGCGCGGCAAATGATCGCGTTTTAAGATGCTCTCTGTGAGCAATTTCACGCGCTAGAAATAGTAGAGCGATTAACTCCTTCATTCGTCATCCGTTTTGCGCGGTCTGCCACGCTTTTTCACTTCCTCTTTCACTTCTTCAACAATATCGGCTGACTCTTTAACGCCAGAGTGCCAATCAGTGTTAGAAATCCATCCGATTGCAGCTAATCGTGAGTATTCTGCAATATCTTCAATTACAACTGACCAGTCATAACGGTGTGGATGGTGCATTACAGTCGGAAAGTCCATGATTACCTCAGTAATTAAAGAAAAGGGGGAGCGAACTCCCCCCGTTCAATCCCTGTTATGCGCTCAGGGGTATAGCGCCAGAGTTAGCCGGTGAGTTCACGAGGAAGTCAACGGTGCTGGACGGCAGCGGGTATGCGCGAACAACGAGCAGCGTATAACCGGTATTACCTGGCGTAAGAGCGCCAGCGGTTGGATTCAGCACTCGCACTTTCAGCGTGTTAGCCGCTGAAACGTAAGCGCCTAGCATGATGGTTGCGTTACCAGTGGGGCCTTCCGCAAACACAAAGTCATTTACATCAAGTCCATTGATGGTGACGGTGTACTCTGCGGAAAGGTTTGCACTAATGCTAGTGCCGGTAATACTAAAACCAACAACTGACTGAGCGCGTATGCCGGATTCGGCTACGATATTTGGGCCTGGATTTGCCATTGTAAGATACTCCTATTAACCGGTTACGCGGGTAGCAAGTTCGGGATAGATCGTTGACCAGCCGTAAAGCACATCAAGCCTTGTGGGTAGCTGATCGCTGTTGATGTCGTACTGACGAACCAAACGAATTGAGAGGCCATCAGCGGAAGCACGTCCCGCCATGTCAACGCCCTGCGGAAGCAGAAGGTCAGCGGTGCCAAGTGCAAATGCGTCTTTGTGGAACGCCAGTGCGTTAGGAACCGATACAGCCGCGCCGGTAGATCCGGACAATATAGTGGCAGTACCAGATCCAATGGTGCCGGTGCTAGAAGTTACATTCTGGAACTGGCCGCTGAACACCGGAACGGGGAAGATGCTCAGTGAAGTGCTAGAACCAGGTGCATCAGCGGTCACAACGAAGTTACGCAATGCGCCGGTAGATTGGCGATTCTGCGGGTTGACAGCGTAAACGCCAGGAATCGTGAATACGGTTCCTTTGGTCAGGGTGCCAGAGGTAGAGGAAACCGCCAGCGTGAACGTTGACTGAGCGTTGTTCTGTACGCTTCCGCCAGACTGCGCGGATACAGTGAACGCCGTGGCAGTACCAGAAGTGAAGTTGCCTACGTTTTGATCCATTGCGAAGTTGAAACCTAACGTAGAATCACCCAACGCGCCCTTGTTGAAGATGCGCGAAATGGTGCCAGCAGGATTAAACAGGTTAGTCAGGCCGCTGACGATGCCAACTTCGATGGTGGGATCAACGATGAAGCTACGATCCTCGTCAACCGGAGCGGCTTCTTGATTCAGTCTAGCGCGTGCGTCAAGAATGGCCTTAGTAGCCTGCGCCAAAGTCGGGGTGCCGGTAAGCTGCCCAACGGTGCCGGTGAGGTTGTAAACGTTCTTGAACTGCTGCAAACCATCGTAGTCGATTTTGTTTGCAATAGCTGCAACTGCGGGCTTAATGAACCTGTCAGAAAAGTCTGAGATATTGAGGCTCAAGTCCTGCGTGGTAAACGCCATATCCACACCGAACTGGGTATCCAGCGTCAGCGGAACATAGGTTTCAACTGCGGATTCAATTTGAAGCGCGGGGCCGGAGCGACCGACATAACGCGGTGGCTTCCTACAGTTTATAGTAGTGCCGATTTTCGCGCCTTCAATAGCGAATTTATTATCGTATTGACGGTTTACGGCTTTGGTGAAGACTAACTGGTTGGTGAGAACCCGCAGGGCCTCATTAGTAATCATGCTGATAGTCAGCAGATTGTTACTCGCCATGGTGTGACTCCTAATAATAGCGAAAAAAGATAAAGTGATTAGCCTTATGTTTTTTCCCGCAGGTAGGAGCCTATCCTTCGAATGACCAGGGTACTGCCTGACAGTCTATCTCGGCAAAAAGATAGAAAGACGTGACGCTTTTATATCACAAAATCAAAGCAAAAAAAAGCCCATCATTGCGACGGGCTAAGAGGGGTAGGAACGTAAACTTTTAACGCTTCATCATCGCCTGGCGACGTGCTAAATCTTCAGCGTTACGCGCTGCGATATATTCCTCGGTACTCATTTCTGAGTAGGATTTCTCGTTGCGCGGTGGCTTACCTGTTGCGTTGATCGGGCGTATTGGTTGGGGCGCTCTGCTGGCCTGTTTAGCCGGTGTTCCGATAATTTCGGCTAACTTCATGCCAGCTTGAATGGGATTCATGCTTGCAATTTGGTAAGCAACATCCAAATTGCGCCCCAGTGTGTAGGCAATCTCAGGGCCGTTATCCATACCCAACAATGCTTGCCGAATTGTCGGGTTATTGGCTAATCTGGGATCTGATGTAATCTGCTCAATCACCGCGTCATAATCCGCGTGTTTTGCTCTTGTGGCCGCTTCTGCCTCAACCAATCTAGCCTGAGCCTGCGCTGCTGCTTGCGCCTGTTCGCGCTGTTGATATTCTGCTGCGACAGCTTGCCTAGCTTCTTGAATCGCTGACTCGCGCGTGTACTGCATCATCGCGTCCATGTAACGCGGATCGTACTGACCGCCAGCAAATTGCATCGGGTCAGGCGGCATAATGCCTTGAGGCTCTGGAGTCGTTTGCGGCATATATTGACGCATCATTGACTCTTGCTGTTCCAGTATCTTTTCAAGCCGTTCGGCTTGGCGTCGAGCTTCGTGCTTGTCGCGGGTCAGTTCATCAATCCGCCGCTTATACCACGGGTCTTTTTTTGAATCGTCAGCGTCTGCTAATTCCTCGTTGGCTTGATCTTGTTCTAGTGATTCCGATTCAAGTTCTGACGGATCACTCGCCGCATCCTCTACGGTTTCCGCCGTTAGATTATCGTCTACTGTCTCAAAGACTGCATTTTAGTCTGTCATTGTGTTATCCCCTGTTGTGTTGAATTATTCAGACTCGCCAGGCTTTGCTT